TCAACTCCTTAACTAATTTCTCGTTTGCATCCACAATCTTCTGCATATCCTCAACGGATATTTCTTTTTCCAAAGGCTCAAAGAAATAAACCTTCTCGTCCTCTGTCTGGAAATACTCTTTTGTGACTTTGATTACTTTCATCTTTCACTCCTATAGTATACTATATTTTGGGTTAAAAAGCAAGTGATTTTAACTGATTTCTTTTGATTTTGTTGGATTTTCATAAGCAGTTAAAACCTCCTTAAATTAAATACATCATATACTTTCATAGGTTTTTTCAAAAATATCAGGCTTACAAGGGTAAAATTCGCCGGCAATCCCCTTTATAATCCAATCATTTTTATTGGCTATCATTTGACCCTCAAGAGTATCTATACCTATAATTTCATCGGCATTTTTAAATCCACTTAAATAATGTGGCCCCCTATCACTATTGATCATAAACTCTTGTATCTCTACAATGTTGTCACCTGTCCATTGCACTGCTTGTATTTCTACTGTTTTTTTTCTAAAGCGCTGCATAATAGTATTCTCCCTCTTATTCCCAAACCCTCATTTCTATCCCTTCATCTAATAAATCATTAAAAATAGGTTCAGATTGGAATTTATTTTGAAATGCTGTTACTGCTTCTTTATCATTTTTAAAGTGACCGGCATCCCATATGATGCGATTATCTTTTTTAGAATAAAATCGATAATACTCACGAGTTTCAATTAGCCCAATAACAACTCCATTTACATCCTCTTCATATCTATTGAATTTTGGCATAACGTATTCACCTATATCTTTTATAAACGTGAATGCCAAATCTATTTGACTTTCGCTTTATTTTCTTTTAATCTTTCCACTATCCCTATGGTGCAATGTTGAGCACCACCGTGAGCAAAAACACATAACTCATCTAAAACGTACCCTCTTTTTTTCCCAAAAAAGTTGAGTGATACCCAAAGGAGATTACTTTTGCAGTAGGTTTAATTATACTGGGTAGATTATCAGCAATCAGTTTAAATCGACTGTTTAGATTGCCATTATACATCTCCATTGATTTCCGGTAAGAATAGGGTGGGTCCAATATTACAGTATCAAAAAACTCCCCTTTATAATCTAAAACAAAATCAAGGGCTTCTTTATGAAATTCTGCATTTGCCTTATTGTCAATGTCATTTGTAATTTCATTTAATGACAGTTTGGTTTTGCCAGCAAACAGATTTAAAACAAGCCCTGAACATCTTGTCTCAACCCAATCTTTTATTTTTGGGGATTCAAAAGTATACCGCCTCAAATTTGTGTTTATTAATCTTAATTTAGTCATCGTTATCCTTTATATAGTTGAATTAACAACTTTCTTTATTTTTCTTACTTTTTTATCTGATAGTTTATCCCATCCCATTTTCCATGCCCAAACTGGAACAATTTCAAGTTTAGTAAACTCAAATATATAGACTTTTGCTTTTAAATCATCAGGTACAAAACCAAACGCTTTTATTATACTTGGATATTTTCGTTCAAATTTGCCGTTTTTTGCTTGTTTTATTGTGCCTATACCATAGGTATCATTTTTTTGTTTAATTGATTTTTTGCTTTGTTTTTTAGCGGTCTTTTTTCCTTTTATTTCGTTTTGGTAAAGCTTTATTTTTTCAATTGCTTTTTTAGGGTTTTTTAGTTTAATGAATCTGTTATTTTTATATATGTACAATGGTTTTGGTACTGTTGTTCTTTGATTTACCTCAAATATAAAATCACCCTTTTTGCCTTTTTGTAAAACAGCATCTAAACTTTCTTGAAATGGACCTTGTTTCCAACTTAATTCAGCAGCACCTTTTAATGTCCCAATACAATATACATGTAATGATAAATCTTCTTCTTTGTAATTATCCGCAAGTTCATCTAATGTTAAAGCAGGAAAAGGACCAATATAAGCAAGTATGTTCAGGTTCTTTGGTGTTTTTCCGTTTTGCAGTTTTATTACTTCATAATCTGCTATAGGAAAACTTGAACTCATTGCTCTTGGATATTTTAACTTATAATAAACAAGATAAATACCTGTATCACTGTCAGTTGGTATTCCATACTTGATATGTTTTAAAAGCCTTTTTCCTGGCAATTTAATTGTTTTTGTCTTTTGTCTTTTAATCATCTTATTTACCTAAGTTTCTTTTTTCTATCAGGAACAAACTCTTTTTGTATATCAGTCCACAAATTTATAACATCATCTTTCAATGCTTCAATTCTTTTTTTCATTACTTTTTCTTTTGGGTGTTCAATATACCTTATTGCATCTTTTAATGATCTTCCTATTGTCTTTTCCCCTAAAGTGTATTGTGTATTTTTTGTATTCTTTTTTATGTATTGAAGGTTTGCTGTAATATCATCAATACCATAATCAAAAAGAATTCTCATAAGTCCTGAATTATGTGGAACTGATACAGTTGATTTTTCTACGAAAACATCTGTTTGAACCCCTATTACTTGTCTATGCTTCACACCCCTGATTGTTTTTTCTTCTTTTATGATTCCTTCTTTTGCTGGTTTTTTTAATTCAAGTCTTAAAGAAGAATAAAACTTTGGTGCTTCACCACCTGTTGCTTTTGTCTTTTTCCCAAAAGGCCCTGCCCCTAAATTCTGCCTTATTTGATTTGTTGCAATAAAAAGAAACTCTTTTTCAGCAATTGTTCTGCATATTTGTCTAAATTCCTGACTGAACTCTTTTGCCTTTCTTGCTCCTGAATATTCATCTCCTTTACCATCATTTTCTTCTTTTGATGCAAAAGCAGCAAGACTGTCTTTCAATATAACAAAAGGACCATTTCCTTTCGGATTCCATTTTTTGATTAATTTAAAAGACTCTTCAATTGTATCAGGATTGAAATATTTATCATTGTCTAAATCAAATCCAAATATCTTGGCAAACTGAGGATTAACACGAGCTTCTGGATCAATAAAAAGATAATCACCGCCCATGCGTTGAACCATTCCGGCAATTTCTAAAAGCATTACAGTTTTGCCCCTACTGGAATCACCAAATATTTCACAGAATATACCAACTGGAATTCCACCCCCTTTAAAACGTCTTCCTGATATAGCAAGATCAACCAAAAGACTACCAGTAGAAATAAGGAAATCATCAGATCCCTTTGGTGGTGTCCATAAACTTGATGATTCAATTGATTGTTTTGTTTTTATTCTTTTTTTAATTTGGTTAGACATTTTTGACATCTTTTTCATATTGAATGTTCCTCTATTTCAGTTTCCTCAATTGCCTGTATTATTTTATCAGTAAGCTTTTCTGTCATATATGCTTTTTTAAGTTCTCTTCTTTTTTGTTTTAAAAATATTTCAAACTTTTTTGTAATCTGTTTTGGTGTTTTCCATCCTTTTTTGTTATTATTTTTTATTACCGCTTTGTTCCATTCATCATATCCCATTTTTCCTAACTCTTTAATCATTTCATGTATTTCACCTTTTGTATCAAGATACTTATATAATTGTTCTTTTAGTATTCCTGACATAGAGTTAGAATCAAGCAAAGCAACCAGTTTAAGCTTATCAAATGTTTGATTGTTTAACAAGAATCCCATATATGTATCCTGACTCTTGTTTCTTCCTGTTCTTCCATATCCCATAATAACCTCTTTTTAAGGGGTGTTTCCACCCCTTGTTTTTATTCCATTGCGTCTAAGCAATCCTCATACTTGTCACAATCAGAACATTCATCATAATCACCATTATCTTCACCAAATTCATAACCATGTGGACAACCATTTGAATCTTCTTCATCTTCTTCATCTTCGGATAAGTCAAGTTCAGAGATTACAGCATTTCTGTAATCTTTTATTTTCTTTTTATCCTTTGCTTTGATTTTTAATTTTTTCTCCTTTACTAAGGCATTTAGTTCTTTTTTGTCCATTTCATTAATATCATCTGATGTTAAAGCTTCATCTTCATCTTCTTCATCCTCATCTTCTTCATCCTCATCTTCTTCATCCTCATCTTCTTCTTCATCGTCTTCATCACTGTCAGGTTCAAAAGGTTCATCATCTTCATCATCTTCATCATAATCATCTTCATCATTTTCTAACTGTGATTCAATGTACTCACGAAGTTTTTTCTTTGAAAGTTTTTTCTGCTTTTTAGTAAGCTTGATATCATTTTCATCAGCAAAGTCAATAAGCTCATCCTTGTCCATGTTATCAATGCTTTCATCTGAATCTTCATCAAAATCTTCTTCATCATCTTCAGGTTCTTTTTCATCATAACCTGAAACATCATCTATTCCTTTGTAAATTGCATCAATCTGTTTCTTTGAAAGTTTTACAAGACAGTCCATCAAATCAGGCATTTCTTCAGCAATGTCATCATCATATGGGTCTCTTGCTTTAAATTTAATGTTGTCAACTTTTGGAAACTTGTTTTTGCCAAGCTGTTCTTCAACAAACCTCGCAATAACCGTATCACCATCATCAATGTTTGCTGGACATTCAAGTTCATCATCGAAATCAAACTCTCTATCAAGTTGTTTTTGAAAGTTGTGATAGCTTACATCCCAAATATGTGGTATTTCTTCATAGTCTTTGTTTTTCAACGGGACGACTATGTAAAGAACACGGTCTTTTGGTTTTAAAAGTCTTGCAACTTCTTCATCACCATTTGGATCGTTGTAGATTTTCTGCCTGTCTTCACATATTTTACATTTTTGTCCAAAAGTTCTTGGACAAATAATGTCGGCTTTGTCAGGACCAACATTGACATGTTTTTTATAAGGCAATTTCCACCACATATCTTCAATAAACTGCTTGTCTGCATGAATAGACACATCTTTTGGAACATATGGCATAAAGTTCAGTTTGTAAATTTTTCCTGATTCCTCTTTGAAAAGTTTAAAACCTTTTGGCAAAGTCAAGTAATTTACACCTGTTTTGCTTTGCTGTGCTCCTGCTCTTGTTCCTGCTGTCATACTGCGTTTCTTTTTGTTCTTTTTAGCCATTAGTTACTCCTTGGTTTTGGTGTTGTTGATATGCTTGCAAACTCTTTAACTATACTGTTCTTTTCAATAATAGAAATTAGTCTGTAAGCTTTTCTTAATAATGTTTGTTGCATTTCAACTGATTTTGTTGTTCTATTCAACTCCTTTGCGATACTTTTGTTATCTGTTCCTAAAAGCTTAAACTTTGCCAAAGCAACATATTCCTTGTCAGTCCAAAGTTTATTATACTCACTTGGTAATGTGGCTTTATTGTCTTTTAAATACTGTTCAAGTCTTACAACACTTGCACTAACATCACTTTCAAAAATAGAAACAGTTCCACTTTCAGACATAAGCTGCAAAATGTTAGCAACCAAAGCTGTATTTATATTATGCAGTCCTGTATGTGCTTCTATTTCTGCTAATGTTGTTTTTCCTTTCTTTGTTAAAATAAAATTAACAATGTTAATGCAAATTGAACGAAAAGCTCTTTCAACTTGTGGGTTAAGTTTGGTTAACACTTGTTCAAGTTTCTTCATAATTACTCCTATACAATAAGTTTATGCAATACTTCAATCAACATTTCTTTATGAACTGTTGATATTGTTTCTTTTGTCGGTTGTATGTTTTGAAAAAAAGAAACAAGATCTGCTTCTTTTATTGTTTCTTTTGGTTGGTTTTTTTGTTTATTTTTAAAAGTTTTTTTCTTTTTTATTGATCCTTTGTTTTGTAAAACAACAACCCTTCCATTAACTCTTTTTTTAGGTACATTTAATTTATCAGCTATTTTAGATGCTGTACATGTGTCCCAGTATTTCTTAATTCCTTCATCTATTTTTTTATTTTGTTCTTGTAACATTTTTTCATCTATTACTTTCATTTCTTTTTCCTCATTTTCATTCTTGATTGAACACGTTTTTGTCTTTCTTTTTCTAGTTTGATTCTCTCCTTTGTTAAATCCCTTGGATTCCTAGGACCTGCAAAATATTGTTGTCCTAAAAGTATCACTAGATTTTCTAACGCTGATTTTCTTGTATAGTTTATTTCGTTCTTTCCAAGTTCTGCCATGTTTTTTTCATACTCTAATTCAATCATGTGTTCTTTTGCTTTTTTGTATTTCTTATGAGTACGATAATAAGCTTCAATATCTTGTGCATTTGGTTTTGCTTTGTGGCAGCATTTTTCAGGAAATTTGTTAGCTCTTTTTATAAGTTCTGATCTGATTGTTTTAACTTCTTCATGTGCAATTTCTAACTTTCTGCACATTTCAGCATAGTGTTGATTATAAAGGCTCGCAAGTTCACCTTGCTTTAACCATTCAACATCTAATGCCGTTTCATCTATCTTCATATCCCTTGAAAAATCTATTTCCATGACTGTTCCTTAAAACAAATTGTTAATACAATAACTATATAGTTTTTATTTTAAATGTCAAGTATTTTTTATATTTCAAAATCATTCATTATAGCATGACATTTATACCAAAGTTTATTCATACCATCATCATATAATGGTTCCTCAAAAGCATACATTATGAAGTGTGCTTTTTGGTTTGACTTTTTCTTAATTACACTAATCATATATCCGTAAATGATGCGCCTTATTGTTTCGGGATTTTCGTTTTCAAGTTTTTTTAGTATATCTACTACCTTTAACCAACCACCACCGTTAAAAAGCAATCTAGCCAATTCAAAACCATTTGATTCTGATGTTTCTTGCTTTTTTATATATTTCAACATGTTCTTTGGATCTAAATTGATTACTTTTTCAAGCATAGTCAAAGCTTCCCTAGATCTTCCTTGACTAACTTCAGCAATCTTTTTTACAACCTTTTTATCTATCTTCTTTTTTTCTTTTTTTGCAACACGGTTGACAAGTATTGTTATCTGTTTTTCAGTCAACTTTTCCATTTCATAGTGTGTGCAACGGGTTCTGATTGTTTTCAAAAGCATTTGTGGATCAGTTGTACAAAGAATAAAATATACATGGTTTGGTGGGTCTTCTAATGCTTTTAGTAAAGCATTTTGCGCAGGATTTTTTGAAGAGCTTCCCCCTACACCCAACATATGACTCTCATCTAATAGATAAACAACATTGTCACTTTCTGATGGTGCGTAGTTCATTTTTTTTCTTAATTCTCTGACAGTATCTATGCCTCTGAAATCAGCAGTATCAATTTCTCTGTAATCTAGTCCTTTGGCATTAATTTCATTAGCAATTATTCTTCCAATAGTAGTTTTTCCTGTTCCTGATTCCCCCGTTAGTAATATTGCATGTGGGAGTTTGTTTTCTGATATCTTTTGTTTAAGACTGTTTATAGTGTCCTTGTTTCCGATAACCTTTTCAAAGGTATCTGGCCTGTGTTTTCTGTATAAATCCACTATGCCTCCTCTAATATTTGCATTATTGTTTTTATGTCCTTTACTATTTCATTGAATTCTTCTATTGATTTAAACAAGTCTGTTTCAAGAAATTTATCATCTTTTTCTAATAGTTCAATATTGTTTATATTTACTGTTTTTTTCATAAAATCCAAATACTCATTATAATCAAAACTATACCAAGTACCATCTTTTGCAATTGTTTTATCGGTTATTTTTATTGGAATTATGCAACCTGAGTGAATTGTAATAGCTATATCATCTTTTTCAAATGTAGGCATTTTTCCTCACTGTTTTAGTTTATAATACGATTGTTTTTGATTCACTTGACCAAGGTGCATCTACTTCATACACATCAGCCTCAACTTCTAATGGAACTGTCAACCAATTGAATTGTTTTTGTTTAGGTGTCCAATTAATCATAATTTCTCTTAAAGTATCCAAAATGTAATCTTTTTCATTTGGATAAACATCTATAACAATAGCATCATGTATTTCCCCTATAGGAAAGCTTTTCCATTTCTCCTTTATTTGTCTTTTAT